CCATCTGCACATCTACTAATTATCATTTACTCTCCTCTTGTGTATGGGGCTTTAATCAACTTTCTATCATGACCTACCAACATCAAGGGAAACTCATCACGAACATAGAAGTTAACAATAGTTTTATTGAAAAACTTGTGAAGAGGGCCAGAATACTCAAGAGTTGCTGGCTCTCCTAAACTATGTAGTGGTTGCATCTCTTCAACATAAGAATTAGAAATAGAATCTCTACTGCTAAGTTCTAGTTTGCCATCATCATCGTTTCCTTTGTAGTCCAATTTGTAGACACCTGTTTTAACAAGTTCACACAAACCCATACAATTAGAAAAAGATTCTGATGGTAGTTGAAAGCAACCTTCAAATTTCTTAGAGGCAAAATTCCAAAGAGTTTCGGGTATTGCTTCAAATTTAACATGGCTAGTCATTTCTTTAATTCTTTGAATAGCACTGATATTTGCATGATTCACCAAACAAGGTGTTGTTGCTTTCTTACTTCCACAAGTAATTTGTAGTGAGTCACCTACTTCAATAGTGCATTCACCTTCAAATTTCTTCATGTAAGAAATCAACTTATCTGAATCTCCAGTAAATGAACCATCGGTTTCACCATTCACTGAATAAGAGATATTCAAAGCAAAAGTCGTGTCTCCATTCCATAGTTCTAAGTTGTTATCTTTAAGTTCCATAAAGAACTCAGAACCAACTTTAGAATTGGTTAATGAAGACAAGCCAAGGTATTTTCCTTTTCCTTGTATATCTTCTAATGCTTTACAAAAATCTTTACTATCTTCTACTATAAATTTCATATTTTACCTTCCTTTAATTCTGGTATTCCATTCCAAACAATGTTTGGAGGATTACCTTCTCTGATTGTCCAATTAGTTCCGACAAGGTTTCCATTTGTTCTTGAACCTACAAGTTCTGCTACAAAATGGACTTCACCTTTTACTTTCCTTTTCAAACAATGTATTTCTTGTTCTAGTTTTCCACCCCAATCTCTCCAGTTAGGTTTCATTCCCACTGGATTGTTATCCACATATTTTTCAGTTTCATGTGTAATGTAAATAACATCACACTTCAATTGATAAATTGCTTCTAACAAATGATAGAATGTTTTGTTTCTAGGGCCATATTGATATGGCATCATTTTGGTTACAACTGTTGGATTAGGATTAACCTTGTAAATACAAGAGTCAAACCATGTATCTACACCATCAAACACAAAGATTGGATTTTCTCCATCATCAATCTTTGACCTAACATATCTTACAAAGTTGTGAGAGTTTTCCTCACTCTTATTGATATCAATTGCATTATCTTTGTTTTGCTCAATAGGGTTGAACACTTCAATCCTATCTGTTGCTTCGTGACATGTAATCCATGTTGATTCTACACCACTATCCCAATCTAAAACACAAATGTTTCTATCGGGAAAATCCAAAGCAATGCCTGTTTTTCCAGTTTTGGGTTCTCCCCAAATTCCTAAAACTAATCTACTTTGTTGTTTCTTTCTTTTCTCTTCCATCATCTTTTTGAATTTGGAATTGAATTCTTCTTGCTTTGCTCCAAAATTTGTTGTTGAAGCACTACCTTTCTTGCTCGTTATACTCATTTAAATCACTTATTCCTACTTTTACTTCTTTACCATGTATTCCTGTCCATAGTTTTATTATTCTAATTAATTCATTCTTATCTTTACAAATGAATCGGGCTTCTTTTGTGCCAATATGCATTTTTACCCAAAAATATCCTTTGGATTTTTTCTCAAAATATTGACCATCTCTTTCAGCCCATTTCATTTTATCATCGTCTTTTTTCCATGTCAAGAAATCTACTGTTGCTAAATCAACAACGTAACTTCCTTGACGTAGAATATATCTATCATCTAATATTACAATACCCATTATATCACCTTAATTGTAGCGGGGAGCAACTTCATAGGAAACACCACGTAGCCATTTGAGGGACTAATTCAAACCTACTATACCCTTATGAGAATGCTTTTATTGCTATTACTGGGTCAACCCGCCACAGAAAACCTGTGAGTCTAATCAGACATCAAACCAATCAAAATCCTCTTCAAGAGGTTGGATTGATTCTACTGGCGCACCTCGCTTTTCTGTTGCATAAATTCCAGAGACATTGATTGTTACTGGTTCCGGCCCTTCGTCTGTTGTTCTTTGACTTGTTCTTCCAATAATAATAATTGAAGAACCAATACCAAAGTCAATATCGAAAGATTCTGGAACCCAACAAGTTGTCATATTAGAGTCATTATCATAATCAAATTCAGCATTTAAATCTGTAATGTTAATGATTCTATTACCGTTGCTAGTTGGATTCATATTCATGTTACAAACAGTTCCATCAGTGATAATAAATCTCTCACTTGCAGGTAATGTTTGTCTTTGAATATGCGCTCTATCGATTTCAACAAGAGGAACTAGATGACTATCAAAGTTATCTGTCAAACAGTCTTCAAAACCAAATGAAGACATATCTCGATAATCTGAGTTATCGGGATTCAAATCATCATTCTTAATAAGACTTAATTTTGTTACATCGGTCATTCCATAAATCCAATTGCCGTCATCACTAGGAATACAGGCAAAGTGAACCCATTCATAGCAGTTAGGAGTAAATTCTACTCCGCCTTGGTTTTTGTAAGAGAACATATATTTCTTGTTTTCTTGACCATCGACGGAACCGAAAAATATTCCAGTTCGCTTCATAAGTTCTTTTGGTAATGGTTTACCGTAGTTCTTATTTTTAGCACCACTCATGTAAGCAGGAGTGCTATCTAATGGAATTACTATGCTTCCATCATCCATTTCTTCTGCTCCATCAGGTAGTTTTGTAACAAGTCTTTCTTGGAACTCACCGTCAAAGTATCGGTTAATTTTCCATTTAGAACCATTCTTGTAAGCAAGAGCAACGAATCCTTTTTCCATTGCTTCATCTCCATCACGAAGATATTCTTCCTTTGCTTTGTTTCTATTCCAACTCATCATGTCTCTAGGTTGTTCAAGAGAAACAAAGAATCCAAAACATTTCTTTACGAGAGAATTGCTTCCACCACTATTAGATGAGCGATTTGCTCTCCTAGATTGGGTAACGTAATTTCTCCAAAGGCCAATTGCCAATGGGTCATTTACTTCCACTTTGTTCTCTTCGCAAATGGATTCAAATTTCTCCATCGCTTCTTCTAAACTCAATTCAAGGTATTGAACTGAATTTTCCACTTCTTTCTTTACTTCTTTCTTCATTTTTATTCACCACTTTTATATTATTTGTCCTACCATCCACGAAACTAAAACTTTCGGTGTCATGGTAGTTGACCGCCATTCACTTTCTCCTATCACTCTTAACATCTTGAATTTCATTGCACTTTCTATTCCTTCTGAATTTATAATTGCATTATGTAATCCTAAACATATTTCTTTTACTGTATAGCCTTCATAAATTAAATTATGAAGACCTTCTAAACATTCATTCATTTTCTTTTCTACTATTAACTCTAAACTTTTACTATACACTTTCAGCATCGACTCGACCTGTTTTTTGAGCGAAAATCCTGATGATTTCGCTGCTTGCAGTTCGGTTATTGCCCTACGCATATCACCGTTTAAGTCATATATAAACCGCCCCAAGTCATCATCTGAAAACTTGTCAATTTTCTCAGTGTCCAAGATTTTTCTTAGAACTGTAATCATGTTTTCATTGCTTAGGGGCTTGAAATGATAATTTGCACATCTGCTCTGTAATGGGAAGATGATTTTATTTCTATCATTACAGGTAATAATAAATCTAATATTACCAGCATATCTTTCCATTATTCTTTTCAATGCATTTTGGGCATCTGTTGTCATTCCTTCCATTTCATCTAATAAACAGATTCTAAATGGAACATCACCAATTGTAGAACTCTGAGCAATTTGCTTAATTGTAGTTCTAACTGTTTCTAACTTTCTGTCATCAGAGGCATTTACTTCATAGAAGTTATCTGAAAACTTGTCTCCTAGAAATGATTTAGAAAGTGCTACTGCTGCACCTGTTTTTCCTAAACCTGCATTTCCATAAAACAGTAGATTAGGCATTTCACCTTCATCTAACCATGTTTCAGCATCCATTACAAAATGCTCTTGCCCTATTATATCTCTTAATTTAGTTGGTCTGTATTTTTCCGTCCATAACATTTTTATTTCTCCATACTTTTACTCTATGCGATTCATTTCGCCATCCACTTTCATATTCATCTCTTACATATTCAAAACAAGGTTTTCTTGCTAGAACCTGTGTTACTTGATTCATAGTGAATGTAATTGAGGAAATCTTAGTTTTACCTCCTCCTTCTCTAACAGATTGATAGTTATCTAATCGACTTTTAATCTGCCTTGTGTTAAGTTCTCTTCCTTCCAAAATCTTTTGTATTCTTTTAGTTAATAATTTATTTCTTGCCATAGTTATACCTCACATAAAATCCTCAAGAGAGGGGGATTTCTTCTTAGGTTTGGCTTTCTTCTTAGGCTTTTCTCCTAAACCTAAAATCCTTGAATCTGTATTGTTTAATTTATCTCTTGCATACTTTATAAATTCGCTATCTTTCATCAATTGATTAAAGATTCTTTCTTCACCGTTTTTGATTCCTAACTTTCTAATTAGGTACGGTTTCTTTGAATATGATTTTCTTTTTGGCATACTCAATCTGCCAAAAGAATTACCTGAATGAGCGTATGCTAATAACTCATAAAAGTAATGTTGAGGCCATCTTCTTTTTACTACACCATCAATGAATAATAATTTATTGGGATGCATATTTTCGCATAGCCATGATAGTATTTGAGTATCAGAGGGTTTGTTATGCATTAACAAATCCTTAATCAAATCCCTATCGCTTTCCTTTAGATACTCTCTAACTAAAGAGTATGTATCTTTTTCATAAGAAAAGGGACTATCACTATGGGGAGCCAATTGTTTAATTGTTTCTCTAAGATATTGATTAGAACCTGCTCTTTTAATTTTACACATATTCTTAACTTCTCTCGGAACATCTTTTTCATTTAAAGATGTTAGAATTATCTTTCCTTTGTAGTGTCTAAGTATGTATAATATGTTATCTTTTTGAGGTTTATAATTAACATCTTCTATTATAATTCCGTGTCTAATAGAATGAGAACGCAAGTCGTTAATATTACAACTGTTCCCATATACTATCTTCGCTTCTGGCAAAATCTCTCTTGCCATTGTTGTTTTTCCTGTTCCTGTTTTTCCTGTAATTAATATTGGTCTGTCTCTATTCACATTCGTTAATCCCATAAGTAATCCCTTTCAATTTGAATATTTCTTCTATACCTTGTAAGGTATGATGTTTTTTATTTTTAACAATCTCTAAGATTGACCTAAATGTTTTCCAATCTGTTTTAGATGGTAGGTGATTAGGTAGTACCTTTTCACATAGAATACTAATACTCTTGACCTTTGTTATTTTTAAAATAGGTTTCGGTCTAGTATTAGACTCTCTTTCTACAACATAGCATTCTATCATATGTTGTGATAATGTTCTGCTTATAGCAGATAAGTATTCTGAGTTTCCTCTTATTTCTATTTCTAATCTTACACTATATCCTATACGAGCATTGTCGTTAAACATAATTGTAGTTTTTGGATTTGCTGAACTTAGTAATATACCTATCAGCATGTCTTTGCTATACAAGCCTAGCCACTCCATTCTTAGAAATGAATTTGTTCTCAAGCCTCAGATAATTTAAGCCCTCGGTAACTGTTTCGATTACCATTTTCTCAACACTCTTCTTTTGTTTAGGGGCTATAACATTAAGGATAAAACCTCTTTTTATTCTCAAGGCTTTAGCAATATCTTCATCTACTGTTTCTTGAACAATCAAGAAGTTATTATCTTCTCCAGCAAATCCTAACCTTACTTTCAAGCCAGTGGCTACTATGTTACAATCATCATCAGTTAAAGGCCCATAGATAGCAAAAGAATATACTGTTGCTTCATCATAATCTTCCCACCAAATATCTAACACTTCATCGCCAATCATGTTATCGCCTTACATAATCTATCTGTTCAGGCCAATAGCCAGTAGTGTCTTGATTTTCAGATAATTCCCACCAATAAACGTGTGCTGCCGTTATTGTGTTGTCTCCCCTGCTTAAAGCATTTTCTTCTGCATAGGCTACCATATCTGCTAGTGAAGTTTCTAGCCATTCTTTCATGAGAACTAATGCATCTCTACTTATCTTTAATTCAGATTCTTGACATAATAATTTCTTAAAATTAAGAGTGCTTCTGAATCTGTTTATCTTTTGTTTTGGTGGTTTGATTAGTTTATTATTTTCATCAAGATATGGGACTTGTTCTACTCTCATCTTTAGAAACTTACCTCTATCTGATAGTATGTTTCTAAGATATGCAAATCCATTTTCTATCTTTATGCATTGATATGTTTTATTATTGATAATAGTAAAAGCGTCTTTTTCTATCATTACATCAAACTCCTTACATCTTCTATTGTATTTATATCAGATACAAATTTATCATCTCTTATTCTCGAAACTCTAGGAAATCTAAGTCCTATGTTTCCTTTAGCATCATTAGTAACAATATCAGCATTAACTTCTAAAACTGTTCTAGGAAGAAAATAATATCTATTATTAGAATATGATTCTACATTCTTTCTTAGTTCACTTGTTAATCTGATTAACTGTGTTTCTGTAAATCCTGTTCCAATATTACCTACACTGATATATCCTTTATCAGACTTGACTCCTATTTCAAATGTCCCAAATACATTACTTCTTGCTCCATCACCATATTGAGCAGATAAAATAACTACATCTAATTCAATGCGAGGAGGCTTGTATTTAGCCCATCCTGCGCTTCTTTTACCTGCTTCATAGGGTAAGGTAGCATCCTTGACAATAATGCCTTCAAAACCGTCGTTAATGGCTCTATTATAGAATGCTAGAACATCACCACCTTCTTCCATTCTATGTGCTTGGTCAGGTAATTTAGACATTCTAACCATTCTCGTTGAGTATGGTAAATCCATAATGGTTTCATTACCAATCTTAAGACAATCAAATATAACCCACTTGACTTTTACCTTTTCTCTTGCTTCTTCATGGTTCTTAGAATGAACTCTAGTCCCCATCAGTTTGTGTTCAGCAGGAGAACCATCATCCTTTATTGGATATATCTCACCATCAAGAATACAATCCACTTCGTATTCCTTAACTGCTTCAACTACATCTTGAAACTGTGGAGTAACTATGTTGCCTTTACGATTAAAGATAATTACATTATCATTTTCTTTATGAATCTGATAACGATTACCATCATACTTGTAATCTACAATTCTATCCTTGGGCCATTTACGCATAGACACTTCTTTAGCCAACATCGGTTTGATAAATTTACCATGTGTTAATTTTGTAGGTGGTTCTTCATTCATACAGTAATATGAAAATACTACTGATATTGGATTATAATTCAAATGCTTCTTCGTTACAGATAATTGTTTGTTAAAATATTTGGCTAACAACTTA